AACAAGAAGTAAACGAACCTAAGCATTACAGATCTCATGAATCAGGTATTGAAGCAATCGAAGTAACTCGTTGGTTGCAATTTGACCTCGGAAACTGTTGGAAATATTGCATGCGTTATCGTGATAAGGGAACTCCTAAGAAGGATCTTAAGAAAGCTCTTTGGTATATTAACGATTTCCATAAGTATTTCATTGATTATAATAACGACTCAACTTTTATTCATAAAGTCCCTGAAGATGTTATTGAAAAGATGTGCAAAATTATCGAAGCAGAACCTAATAAGGTTATTAAGCAAATGCTCGATGTGGTTTTGCAGATTGTCACACAGAATGGTATTCTGAAGCCAACTGATTATGAATTTGCTGTTCATGAATTAGAACAGTTTGCAGAAACACTTGAAGGTTAAGGAATACAATTATGATGAAGATAACTAAAGTTAAGGTTTATCCTTACAAAAATAAAAGTAGAACTGGTGCGGTTGGTGTTGGACTTATAGTTCTTGAACATCAATTACTCTTGTCTGGTCTCGAATTATATGAACGTAATGAAAAGCGTTTTGTTAAGTTCCCCAAGAATGAATTTAATAAGCATGACTTGTGTTATTGTCAGCCGACATCTCAAGCGTTCAATAGTTTAATTACTAATGCATTATTTAAAGCATATGATGAAGTTGCAAAGACAACTCAATCCACAGATCCAAATGATCCATTAAATCATTTTGATGATTATCTTAAAGAATCTGTTACTGAAATGTATCATAATTTTCAAAATCATGCATTAAGAATGGCTGCTAATAATATGGATATTTGTGCACAAGCTGTTGGTGAAAGTGCAGAAGTTTCAGATAAAGTTACGTCTCAAGATCTTAATCCAGAACTTAGTAAAAAATTCTATGCTGAACAAATGAAAAAAGATGGATTAACAGAAGTTAATAATGTATATAAGGAATCTTAATAATGGCACATGGCAAAAATAAATTTAAAATGCCACCGTTGTTTAAAAAAGAAAAGGATTTATTCAATATAGCAAATGATCCTAAAAAGCTTAATGCATTAAAAGAAGTTATTGATAAAGCTACTAAAATAAATGAAAATTTTAAAAAATTTAAAAATATTTATGAATGGTATTGCTATATTGAAACTTTAATTCCAAACTTTGAAAAGAAAAAAGAATTTACTGAAAAATTAGAGGCATTAATATATGAATATTACGATGAACAAGAAGACAGTCTCCCCACTGACATTGGTTAAAACAGTTTATGCATCAGTTCTCGAAGATGTTTATGAACATTTTGAAGATTATGCAAAAGTATATGTAACCGATTATAATGATTTTAATGAAGAAGAAATAAAAGTTATCACATCTAAAAACAAAGATCTTAATAAGAAAATCAATGCATTTTTAGGTAAAAATAAGTTGGTATAATTATGAATTTTGAAGTCGGACAAGTTTTTAAGGATAAACAAGGTAATACTTATACATTATTATCTCGTGATAAAGAATTCGGAATTTTTAAGTTTAATGCAATTCCTAAAAAATTTAAAATTATACAATATTGTGGTGCCGAAGCAGTTGTTCAATATGGTGAAATTTTGTTTCAAACAGAAAAGAAATTACCATATGATGAAGAATTTGATGCACCTAAAGTTGCTAAAGTTGTTAAAATAAATAATAATAATCAAAGGTATATAGATGTATTCAAAAAACACAAATTCTCCGCTTTTTCCACAAAATGATAATCAAACCGTAGAAACACCTAATCCAGAAGAAGATTTACCACCAACTGAAGAAGGTGAAGTACAGCAAGTTAATCTTGGCGAACTTGGAAATTATTTTGATATTGTTAGAAATAATTACTTTGAAGCAAATCGAGTTCTTTTTATTGTTGGTCCTATTACATGGGAAATTGGTATTAGAGCTATTCAAAAATTAGCCTTTTATGATGATGGAACTAAAAAACCAGTAATAATTTATATTTCTTCTCCAGGTGGAGAATGTGATGCTGGTTTTGCAATTATCGACTGTATTAATGAATTAAAGCGTAAAGAAATTGAAGTTCATACAATTTGTATTGGTTCCTGTTCTTCTATGGCCTCAGTTATTCTGGCAAGTGGAACAATTGGGCATCGTTATGCATTCCCGTCTTCGAGAATTATGATTCATCAAGCAGGCATTGAGGCAACCGGTGGTAAATTAAATGATATTAATATTATTCAGCATGAACTTCAAGTTTGGACTGATAATATGAATAAGATTTTTAAGAAACAGACCGGGAAAGATCTGGACGAATTAAAAGCATTGACATCTTATGATAATTATATGTCTGCATCAGAAGCTAAAAAATTAGGTTTAATTGATAAAGTAAAAACTAAGTTAATCTAAAATGGAAGATTTATTTAATAAAATATATACGACTGAATTTTTATTTGAAGTATTTTCAGGATTAGATGAAGGGGCAATAAAAGATTATTATGCCCTTTTTATTTCATCTATGGCTTATTATAAATTTATCAAAATCGATAAAGAATTTGCCAATGCATTATATGTAAATATTATAAATACTTCTCTTAAAAATACAGATCAAATGCTTGAAAAAATAGATGAATTCTTAATAAACAAATCTATAGATAATATAGAAAAAGAGTTGAATACGGTTCTTTATTAATATGGAAAAAATTACATCAACACAAAGTCTATTACGTTTCCTAGAATCTTTCGGGACCAATCCGTCAGATGAATCCGCTGAAATGTTTGAATCAATTGTAAACTTTTTACAGCAAGATGAAATTCAAGAAATTATCGAAATGATTAAAGAAAAATTAACTTGTAAATATCCAGATTTTCTTAATTATTTTGATTCTATTGAAAATATAATGTCATTGATAGATTTAAAAGAAGAAGATTCAGAAAAATATTATACTGTCATTCAATATACAAATATAATGCTAAATTTGTTATGTTCTATGTTAGGTATGGATCAAACTATCGTATTGGATCCAGAAAATTTACGAAAATCATACTTTTTGGTAATAAAATTGAAAAAATGATTATAAATAAAGTATAAATAAACTAGTTATTAAAATTATGAGTGATTTTTTAGACTATTATAAAAAGACAGAACAGGCTAAAGCCATGACAGAAGAAGAACAACTTGCGCTTCATAAGAAGCACAAGCTTATTGCTGCACAAAGACATAAACTTGATGAAGAAGACGAATTCTATAAAGATGATGATATTTCTATAAATGAAGGTCATAGAATTTATAGAAAACCTGTCCGTATGCCACAACCAACACCAAGACCTGCACCAAGGCCTGCTCCACAACCTGCACCTGCACCAAGACCAGCACCTCATCCAACTCCAAGACCACTTCCTGAAGAACCAGATGATTATGTGGTCCCTCCTCAAAAACCAAAGGCTCCAGTAAGAGATCCATTTGATGATGTTCCAAGAAGAAGAAAGATTCAAACTATTGAAGAGTCATCAAATCCTGCTTTGAAAGAAGCTTTCTCTATGATGGAAGAAATGCAGAAGAAGATAGAAACAATGTTCTATCGTTATGGTATGGCAGGTCTCGAGAAGATTAATGAATGTATGGAAGATGTTTTTGAAGACATCGTAAATCCAAAACCAGTTCAAGAAATTAAATATATAGAAAAGCCTGCAGCTCCTGTAAGGCCTAAGAAAAAGATTGTAAAAAAATCATCTACAGTAACAGAAACAACAACTACAAAGAAAACAACAGAACCAATGAGTCCCGAGAAGTTACAGCAAGCGTTTGAAAACATTAATAATAATCTTGATATTGCGCAAGTTGCAGCTGTCGCATCTAAAACAGAAAACACCCAGACTGAAAGCATTGGTGAATCAACTATGAAAAAAGTTCAAGCTAACGCAATGATGCTTGAAAAATCTATGAATAAAAAGAATGAAAAACCGACTGAAAAAGTCGATGAAAATTATGTTCAACCAGAAGAATTTGATATTGTCGATGACGACGTAATTGATGATCCAATAGCTGAAGCAAAAAATTACGACGACGTAGTTCCAACAAATCTCGATGAACATACTGCAAATACAACTGATTTAAACGATATCCCATCTAATGAAGAAGAATAAAGAAAATAAAAAATCTCAGAAAGGTGAAAAACAGAATTTGTCCGAAGTAGTAGTTGAAGGGACCGTTATAGAAGCCCGTGCAAATGCTATGTTCGATGTGAAACTGGACAATGAACAAATAGTTCTATGTACAATTTGTGGTAAGATAAGAATGAACAGAATTCGAATTTTACCAGGTGATCGAGTTCAAT